GTGATAATGCATACAATGGTGGTTGGAGAATTTCTTACTACGATATTATGCCAATGGAGCATCAATACAGAAGAACCCAATCAATGGATATCAAAGAAGTTGCTTGTGATGCCTTTGCTAAGGTATTAGAAGAACAATTTGGTTTAAATGTAATCAGTGAAAGTAGAGCAGATTAGGGGTTGACTTTCTGGTTAGCAGAAACTATAATAATAAAATAAGGCAAATTAATTAAGGCAACATAAAGGGCACAAATGAAAAACACAATATACGTTCTAGAAGGTTCCTACAGAAACAAAACAATTGAGAACCAAACATTTCAACTAGTAAAATCTTACCAACCATATCCTCACAAAGAAGGTGGATTCATCACTGTTAAAATTGATGACATAGAATCTTTTCCTGGTGCAACAAAAAATCAGATTAGAATTAATTTAGAATCTGAGAACAAATTAAGAGACAAAGCACCTGAAGAAGCAAAAGCAGAAACAGATGCTGAAACTGTGGAAAGAATGAGAAAACGATTCACAATACTAGACAGCATGACTAAGGCTTGTAAAAAAGGTGATGTGAGAGCAATGATTGTTTCAGGACCTCCAGGTGTTGGAAAATCGCATGGCGTAGAGCAAGTGTTAGATAGATATGGAGTTGTTTCTACACTTGGTAATACTCAACCCAAGTATGAAATAGTTAAAGGTGCAATGTCTCCTATAGGATTGTATTGCAAACTTTATAATTTTTCTAATGCTGACAATGTATTAGTATTTGATGACTGTGACAGTGTGTTGTTAGATGATTTAAGTTTAAACATATTAAAGGCGGCATTGGATTCTAAAAGAACTAGAAAAATTTGTTGGAACACAGATTCCCATATGTTAAGAAGAGAGGGTGTGCCTGATACTTTTGAATTTGCTGGTTCTGTGATTTTTATTACAAACATTAAATTTGATAATGTAAAAAGTAAAAAGTTAAGAGACCATTTAGAAGCACTTGAATCTAGATGTCATTACATAGACCTTACAATAGATACAATCAGAGAGAAGATTTTGAGAATTAAACAAATTGTTACAGATGGTATGCTTAAGAGTTATGCACTACCAAAAGAGACGGAAGATTCTATTGTATCATTTGTAGATGAAAACAAAAGACAATTAAGAGAAATCAGTCTTAGAACTGTGCTTAAAATTGCGGATTTGGCAAAAGCATTTCCAGAAAATTGGCCTGAGATGGCAAAAAGCACGGTACTAAAACCAGTATAGGAGATTGACAATTATGGTAAAAGATAATAAAATTAATACAATGAAAAAAGCAAAAAGAAACAAATTGGAACGGAAATTGGACGAGTACAACCACACAATGGAATTGATTAGAACAATCGTTCCTATTGCGGTATTATGTCTACAAATATACATTTTGGTAAAACTGATATGAGAACACAACCACAAGAAGTTATTGCTAAACTAGAAGCAGACAATAGCAGACTAGCAAAAGAAAAAATATTGTTAGAAGCAATGAATGAAGGATTGGATGAATTCTTTGAAGGATTGAAAATGTGTTTGGACAAACTTTACACATTTGGAGTAAAGCAAGTGCCAACCAAAGATGATGTTATTTCTGCACAAGGTTGTAAATGGGAAGTGTTTAAAGAACTTGCTGAAAAACTTAACAAAAGAGAATTGACAGGTCACGCGGCAAGAGATGCCATTAACCTTGTGATGAGTTCTGCAACCGCAGAACAATGGAATGGTTTCTATAGAAGAATATTAATTAAAGATTTGCGTTGCGGTGTTTCAGAAAAAACTGTAAACTCCGTGGCAAAAAAGAACAAGTATGGCAAGTACATGGTGCCCGTGTTTACTTGCCAACTTGCCCACGATTCAGCAAACCATGAAAAGAAGTTAGTGGGTGAGAAGATGTTAGAAGTTAAACTGGACGGTGTAAGAGTGGTTACCATTGTGTATCCAGATGGCAAAGTTGATATGTTCAGCAGAAATGGTAAAGAGTTTACAAACTTTGGACACATACAAGAAGAACTTTCAGCAGTTGTAAAAAATAGTCCGCCACCATATCCTGTGGTTTTGGATGGTGAAGTAATGAGTGAAAACTTCCAAGATTTGATGAAACAGGTGCATAGAAAAGAATCAGTTAATGCCAAAGATGCAGTGCTGAATCTATTTGATTTTCTGCCATTAGAAGATTTCAAAAAAGGTATTTGGGACAAGAGCCAGACTGTAAGAACACAGATGTTAAAAGCATGGTACGAACAGCATAAAACCAATTTAAACGTCGTTACAGTGCTGGACCATGAAATTGTGAACTTAGACACACCTGAAGGTCAGAAGACGTACACAGAGGTGAATAAAAGGGCCGTAGAGGGTGGATATGAGGGTATTATGATTAAAGATCTCAATGCTCCTTACGAATGCAAAAGAAGTCACGCATGGTTAAAATTAAAACCATTTATTGAAGTGAGTTTGGAAGTCAAAGCAACAGAAGAAGGAACTGGCAGAAATGTTGGCAAATTAGGTGCTTTGATTTGTGAGGGAGTAGATGATGGCAAAAAGATCAAAACCAATGTTGGTTCTGGTTTGACAGATGACAATAGAGATAAGTTTTGGCAAAGCAAGGACAAATTGATCGGACAGATTGTAGAAGTGAGAGCAGATGCTGTCACAAAGAATCAAGACAGTGACAATGAATACAGTTTAAGGTTTCCAAGATTTATGAGATTTAGAGGATTTGAATTAGGAGAAAAATTGTAAGGCACAAAATGACAGAAGACAGAGCACAAAAAGAAATAGAAGAAAATATTAATCATGTGATTAAGACCAAAATTCAGCCTGGTGTTGATGCACATGGCGGCATTGTTAAACTTGAAAATTTTAATATGGAAACAGGAGTTGCTACAATGTTGATGAGTGGATCATGTTCTGGTTGTGCCAGTAGTGCCGCAACACTTAAACAAGGTATAGAAAATATGTTGAAACATTACATACCTGAAGTTAAATCTGTGGAGGGAGTTGATGATCCTAATTACAATAATCCATATTTTAAAAAAGAACCTAACCCATTGGCACCAACTATGTCATACGAGGAAATGTTAAATGAGTTAGAACAATTAGAAACAGTAGACAAAAAAGAAAATGGCGATAAAAAAGAGAATTAAATTTAAGGATGAACATATAAAACAGATGAAAGATCCAAGGCATAATCAATGGGGTGTTGCAGGAGAACCAAAGAAGAAAACTTGTCCTTGTGGCAGGTCGCCTATTGCATTGTGTATAGGTTGGCACTCTTTGTCTGAAAGTGAATATCAAGCAAAATTAAAGGCTTGGAACGAGCATCATAATAAGGAGGAGAAATAATGGATATATGGGTTAATCCAAAGATTGAAGAAAACTTGCGAAAAGAAGGCTGGAAGATTCCTATGAAACCTAGCACAGGACCAATCTTTTATAATGACGTTGAAGTGGGATTCAGTGATAATTTTATAGGATTAAGAGTGCAAGACCAACACACAGATGCAATTAAATTTTGTGTTGAAAATGAAGATAGACTGAATTTATGTTTATGGAATATTCCAGAAGGAATGAAAAGTTATGATTAGAAAAGTTAAGCACATGAACTATGAGAATGGTAAAATTGGACTGTATGATGGTCCACCCTACTCTTATAGTGTTAAAGTAAATGGAAAATTAAAACGTATGAGCGGTTTTGATGAAGAACACATTAAGAATCAATTGTGGCCTCGTAAAGCAACAATGATTAGAAAGGTAAAAGATGCCTAAAAAGAAATATGACCAATATGGACACATGGTGCAATTAGGCAAAGTGTCAGCATTGATGCAGGCATCTATACAATTAAACAAACTTATAATAAAAGAAAAGAAACTATTGAAAAAATTTGACCAAGCAAAATTAGTGAAAGATATTAAAAATGAGTAAAGAAGTAGACATAATAAAGAAAGCAATGGCGGATAACAAGAAAGTTTTCTTGAAAGAAATGAAGCAACTGAACGATAAGATTGATCACTTGG